TCTAGGAATGCTGATTTATTTAAAGTAGCAAGTGGTTCTATGGTACACATCAACGTACCTAGCTATGGTACAGTACTTGTAAACGGCGGATCAGAATCAGGTGCAGAACTAGCAGTAGACGGATTAACCAGTGCACCACAATTAGGTGACGTATTTAAGATTGCAGGAGTTGATCTTACATATACAGTCACCGGAGATGCATCAGTGTCTTCTGGCGGTTCAGACTTAGCTATTAGTCCAAACCTAGCCGCTTCACCCGCTGATAATGCAGTAGTTACTTTCTTGTCTACAGCAAGAGATGGCCTAGTAGTTAAAACTAGGATGGCTAGATATAACTTCTCAGGCGTAGAGAAAATGGCTATAGTTGATGGTATCAACGTTCCAGTATTATTAGATAGCACTACCTTTACTCGCTTAGACGAAGCCCCTACGGACGTTACAGGCGCAGGCTTTGTAGTAAGCTTTAAGAACCAGTTGTTCTTTGGTACAGGAAGCTCGTTAACTTTTACTGCCCCATTTACAGATAACAACTTTACAGCAGCTTCAGGTGCTGGTACAGTGTTAGTAGGGGGTACAATAACTGGATTGATTGTCTTTAGAGAGCAGTTAATAATCTTTACTGAGTCAGCTATACTTCAGTTAACTGGTAACACTATCGCAGACTTTCAGTTAAAACCAATAACAATAGACCTTGGTTGTGTCGATACAGATACTATACAAGAAATTGGTGGAGATGTAATGTTCCTTGGGCCTGATGGCCTTAGACTTTTAAGTGGAACAGATCGTATCGGTGACTTTGGTTTGGCTGTCGTGTCTAAAACTATTCAGAGTGAGTTTACTAACTTCTTATCCAGTAATACATCTTTCTCAAGTGTAGTAATACGTGAGAAGTCGCAGTATAGATTGTTTGGTTATAATACAAATACTTCACAAAAAAGTTCTCAAGGTATTCTTGGTACACAGTTTTCAGGCCAAGGTGGTGAAGGTATGGCTTGGGCAGAGTTAAGAGGTATACGTGCCTATACATCCGCAAGCAGGTTCTTTCAGAACGCAGAAACTATTGTGTTTGCTAATGATGATGGTTACTTATATCGGATGGAGAGTGGTAACAGCTTTGATGGACTAGCTATACAGACTACTTTTGCCACACCTTACACGCCAGTTAATGACGCAAGAATACGTAAGACATTCTATAAGGCTTTACTTTACACAGACCCTCAAGGTAGTGTATCATTCGACATGAGCCTTAAACTAGACTTTAACCAAAAGGGTACAGTACAACCTACTAACATACTCTTTGATAATAACACAGGTGAGGTTGCATTTTATGGCGCAGCTACCTATGGATCAACAGCAGTATTTAGTGACAAACTTTTAACTCTTTTCGACACTCAATTAGTAGGGTCAGGCTTTACAGCATCCATACAATTTGAGACCAACAGTACTGATCCACTGTTCTCGCTTGACGCAGTTACGCTTGAATTTGGTTTAAACACAAGAAGGTAAAATATCATGGGTACAGGTTATGTAAGAAACGATTCGGCCAATAACATTGCCGATGGTAACGTCATCAACGCTTCAGACTTAGATGGTGAATTTGATGCAGTTGCAGCTGCACTAGCAACAGGGGGTCACACACACGATGGTACTGCTGCTGAAGGTGGTCCTGTTACTGTGGTTGGCCCTGCACAAGATCTTGTTGTTACTGCTGCTTTAGTTAAACCTAAGACTGACAATACGCTGGACTTAGGTACAGCATCCTTAGAGTTTAAGGACTTGTTCATTGACGGTACAGCACACATTGATGTTCTTGATATTGATGAGACTGCTAGTATAACAGGCGTCCTGACAGCTAATGGCGGTGCAGTATTTAATGAAGGCTCTGCTGACGTAGACTTTCGTGTTGAATCAAATGGTGTAACAGATGCTCTGTTTGTTGATGGCGGAAACGATAGTGTTCATATCGGCACAGGTGCAGACTTTGTTACAAACACAGCAGGTACATCCAACTTCCGTGCAGGTGTAAACGCAGGTAACTCAATAGCCTCTGGCGGTAACTTCAACGTAGTTGTGGGCGATGAGGCGGGAACGGCTTTGACTACGGGTGATTATAATACATCACTGGGTTTTGAAGCACTAAAGGCAACAACAGATCGTAATTCTAATGTAGCTGTGGGGGCGCAAGTTCTTTTTACAAATGTTAATGGTGCAAAAGCTACAGCAGTAGGTACTGCTGCTTTGTACACTCAAAACCCAGCTACAGATGTTGATACTTACAACGTAGCTGTAGGCTTTGAGGCTGGTAAGTTAGTCACAACAGGCATAAACAACACCCTAATCGGTGGTCTTGCTGGTGATGCACTAACTGATGGTTTTGACAATGTTGCATTAGGTTATGCTGCATTATCCACTGAAGATAGAGGTGCTAAAACTACAGCTATTGGTTTCGAAGCATTGGCAACGCAAAATGCTGGCACAGGCGCAACTTTCAACACAGCAGTAGGATCAAGTGCAGGGGCAGCACTCACAACGGGCTTAGAAAACACTTTTATAGGTGGAGAAGCTGGCGATGCTCTTACGGATGCAGACTTTAACGTGGCTGTTGGCAGAAATGCTTTAGGTGCTGATACTTTAGGCAGTCGCTCCACTGCTATTGGATTTCAAGCTCTAAATACACAGAACTTTACCACTGCTACAGATACTAACAACGTAGCAGTAGGAGCCAATGCAGGTTTAGCAGTCACAACTGGCATAAACAACACCATTGTTGGTGGTCTGGCTGGTGATGCACTGACTGACGGTGATAACAATGTAGCTATAGGAACCAATGCTCTTGGTACAGAAACTCGTGCTGATAGAAACGTAGCAATAGGTTCACATGCTTTAGCCACTCAAAATGTAGGTACTGATACAGATACTTACAACGTAGCCGTAGGACACTTAGCAGGGTTCGCAGTAACAACTGGCATAAACAACACCTTCATTGGTGGTTTATCTGGTGATGCTTTAACAAACGCTGGCCGCAACACAGCTTTAGGTTTTGCAACTTTAGGTACAGACACATTAGGTAATAGATCAACTGCTGTTGGTTATGCCGCTTTAACCTCACAAAACTTTACCACGTCGGCAGATTCAAACAACACAGCAGTTGGATATAACGCAGGAGCTGCAGTCACCACAGGCATACATAACACCCTTATCGGTGGTGACGCTGGTGATGCCTTAACTGATGCTGATGATAATGTAGCCGTAGGGTATTTGGCACTAAGCACAAGTGTATTAGGAAGTAGAAACACCGCAGTAGGCAGCAATGCTTTATTTGCTTCAAATCCTGCAACAGCTGTTACCACTTACAACACTGGTGTTGGGTATCACGCAGGTAGATTAATAACCACGGGGATAAGCAACACCCTCATTGGTTCATTTGCAGGTGATGCTTTAACTGACGCTGATAACAATGTTGCTATAGGCATTGGTGCTTTAGGTGCGGATACTAAAGGCAGTCGTTCAATTGCTATAGGTGAAGGTGCTTTAACCGCTCAAAACTTTACGACAGGTACAACTCCTTACAATACTGTTGTGGGGGCTGTTGCTGGTTTTGCAATCACCACGGGAATCCAGAACACTATCATTGGGGGTCTTGCAGGTGATGCTTTAACAGATGCTGACTTTAATGTGGCATTAGGTGTATCGTCTATAGCAGCAGACACATTAGGAAGTAGGTCTGTTGCTATTGGGACAAACACATTAGGCACTCAAAACTTCACGACTGCTACAGATACTTACAACACAGCAGTTGGCTTCTCAGCAGGTTCAACAATCACCACTGGAATCCAGAACACTATCATAGGCGGCAATGGCGGTACGCAAGGTACTGATTTAACTACAGGCAACAACAATATTTTACTGGGTTTTCTTACAGGTACATCTGCCGCTGACTCTTTAAATCAATTTGTTATTGGGGTTAATATTTCTGGTGGAGAAGACGAACAAATTACTATTGGTACAAGTGCTGGGGTAGTTCAGAATGAGTTTGATACGGATGCAGCATGGACAAGAACTTCTGATGTCAGATTAAAAACAGATATTGCTAATTCAACATTAGGTTTAGATTTTATTAATGACTTGCGTACCGTCACATATAAATGGAAGGCGTCAAATAATTTAGACCAGAATGACCCCCAACTTAAAAAGTTGTATAACTCAGAAAATCAAATGAATACTACTACAACTATGCACGGTCTTATAGCTCAAGAAGTTAAGACTGCTTTAGATACTGCTGGTGTAAATACATTTAAAGGTTGGAAAGAAGACCCTGATGGGATTCAAAATATCTCAAGAGAAATGTATGTCATACCCTTGATTAAAGCAATACAAGAATTATCAACAGCATTAGATGCAGCCTTGGCTCGTATAGCGACACTGGAAGGTTAAACATGGAACTGATACCACGCCACTTTCCCAACGTAGGTGTAGTTGAAGCCCAACTGCCAGAGGACGTGACGAAAGATATATGGAAAGTTATAAAGAAGGCACGGAAAAA